TTATCGTGCCGATGTCTCGGCCCTGCCCTTTCTGTCCAGGACTGGGATTCCGGCCGCGGCCACGGCCTGCTTGGCCGCGGGCTTGTCCGCCAGCGGCACGCGCACGCCCGACTGGCCGGGCTTGAAGTGGTTTTCCGCCCAGCCGATGTTCAGGCCGATGGTGGTGATGACCTGATAGGCCACGGCCCACTTGCTGCCCGCATGCGGCGGCGTTACCAGCGCCGAGGCCATGGCGCAGCACAGGACAAGACCAGCGGCATAGAAAGTGTATTGTTCCGGCACTTCATTGAGGAGGAACAGGACGACGGCGCCAAGGCCGCCCATCTTGGCGCAATTGCTGCGTATGGCCTGATTCGCGGCCAGCAGCAGCGCGCCCGATGCGTGTCTGGTATTCATGTGGCACCTTGATGGCCTGCCGGAACAGGGCGACATGCGCCGACCTGTCCCGATGGTTGGAAATGTGGACCCGCTACCGCGTCCGGCCCCGCCCTGTGGCGCGCCGGCGCTGGGTCGTGGTCCGTGCCGCGCAATGGCGCGGATGTCAGCCGCGCGCGGTATCAACCGGGCCGGGTGTGGCGTGGAGTGCGCGGTCTATCTGCGCGGCACTGATATGCCCCGGCCCGTTTTCCATTGTCGTGATGCCTTCGACCAGCGCCCGCATGGTGGCGGCGTCGCGCAGGTCCAGCGCAGTATCCGCCTGCACGCCCATCTGGCGGCACAGGCCGGCGATGTAGGCATTGGTCGCGTTCTCGCTGGCCGGGGCATAGATGGATATGATGGAGGCAATCGTGGTCAGGCCGCGTTCACCATAGCGCAGCAACTGGGCGCGCAGCGCGCGGATGCCATCATCCATGGTCGGGAACACCGCAAAGCGCGGGTCGGCCACGCCGGTTTCCAGATGCGCGCCGGGCTGTCCCGCAAAATCAAGGTTGCCGGGGTTGTTGTTGCGGATGCCGCGTGGAAGTCGTCCGGTCATGGCCCATACCCGAATGCGCGCTTGCACAGCGACCACGCCGCATCGCCCACCTGCGCCCAGCCCAGCAGGCCGGTGGCCAGCACGATGAAGGTCATGGTCATCCATGATGTCAGTTTCAGCCCGCCTTCGATCCGGGCCAGCCTGCCGGATATTTCGCTGTCGCGGGCGGTCGCGGTGTCGGTCATGTCATCCACGCGCTCCATGATCTCGCGCCGGGTCCGGGCCGCATTCTCTGAAACGGTGCGGGTCAGGTCGCGCCTGAGGTCGGAAAACTGCCGTGACAGCGTATTCAGCCCGTCGCGCAGGTTGTCGTGGCCGCCCTCCACCTTCGCCAGCCGTTCGCGCACCTGCGCCATTTCCTCTGCGGTAGCGCATCGTATGGGTTCACCCTGCCCGGCTGGCATGGCTGGTATCATGTATTCGCTCATTCATTTTCTCATAAAAAAACCGCCTCACGGGCGGTCGGGCAGGCACGGGTTTCAGGCGATCGGTCAGGGCGTGGCGGCCGCCGTGACCGTGACATTCAGGCCGACCGGATTGGCCAGGCCGCCATTGTTCGTGGCGCTGATCGTGACCGTTCCGGCTGCCTTTGGCGTGTAGGTCACCGTCTGCGCCGTATTCGTGCAGCCAGCGAACGTCACGGTCGGGGCCGAAAACGTCCCGCCCGCGCCACCATCGGACAGGGTGACGACCGTATCCGCGCCCGGCCCGTCCCTGTCCGGCGCCAGGGTGAGTGTGAGGGGCGTTCCGGCTGTCGCCACGGACGCACCGGCCAGCGTATAGGCCGTGGACGGCGCATAAAGGCTGCCCACCGGGTATTCCCCCGCCGCATCCAGCGCATAGGCAAAACCGTCCGGAGCCGAAATGCCGGCCAGTCCCGTCAAGGCCTGCGTGGCAACGACGGTCCCTACCCCACCCGCAACGATCGCCGCAGGTACGGTCGGGGTGTTCCCTTCCAGATAACTATAGGATGACTGGAACATGAGCGCCTTGGTGCGGTATAAGATATAGTTCTGGTTTGTATTGTCAGTCATTTTCTCTATTCCCTACGATACCGGACCCTGTGCAATAATATGAACTAGACCATAAGCATTGTAATCAACCCCACCAGAAGCAGAACGGGTGAACAGGGAGACGGATGTTGCAGTCGGAGCGCCATTCAGGTTGCACCATGAGCTGACGCCTCCCTGCGTGTTGGTATTCTGCATTACGGCCGTCACGACGGGCGGCGCGGAAAACGGCAGCGGAAAGTCTATGGTGGGAGTGGCTTCTGTCGTAGTAACGTAGAATGCCAACGTCATGACGTTGTTGATGACTGTATAGGTGCCACCCGTTACGGTCCCTGACCGGACATTGCCGTAAACCGGCAGGTTCAATACGATTGCGCCCGCGCCGACCGTGAAGATCCCGGACGCCCCCGAACTGATGACAAGGTTCCCGTCATCCTGAAATCGGAACGTATAGTTGTTTGCGTCGCCGTAGGTGATTTCCGCGTTGGTGCCCCCGACGCCCAACGGCAGATAGTTTGCGAAATTCGCGCTCAAAGCCGCATCGGCGTTTGCCCGCGCCGTTGCCTCCGCGCCTATATTGGAGTTGAGGGTGGCTTCCGCCGCTTCGGCCCGTGCCGTTTCAGCGGTCACATCGGACAGCAGCGCCGTCGTGTAATAGGTCGATCCCAATGACAGGGCACGCCACACCAGACGCCCGTTCGTGTCGCTGGAAATGTCCCCGACCTGTCCATATCCCGCCGCGCCGCTATTTTCGGGGCCGTAACTGGATGCAAGGTAGCCGCCGCCCGTGATGGTGCCGTCTGCCGCGACGTAAGAATAGCGCAGGCCGCTATAGGTGGTGTCGCGCCCCAGCATGACCCTGGTCGTGGACTGGTCAATGCCGCCACCCTGCTGCACGGGGGTGTAGTTCAGCGCGTCCTGCTTGCCTGCCTGCAATTGCGGGATCGTGTCGTAAAACGGCGCGCCACTGGCCTGCGCGATCATGTCAGCCGTCATGGCTGTCGCCCCGGCGGGCACGGTGATGGTCCATAGCGGGTATGCCCCCGTGGGCACCGATGTGCCAATCCCCAGTTGCGCCCCATCCTGCCGCACGGTGGGCGCGGTCTTTCCGCTGTTATCAGCTCCGGCATAGGTCACGGACGGGTCGGCGGCGTTATAGAACGGCAGCACGGTATCATCCGTATCCACCGTGGCGGGCGTGACATAGACGGTATAGGTGGCCCCCGCCCCCGGAACCGTCAGCGTGACCGGATCGCGGCTGACATACTGGCGCACAAGCGCGCTGGCTACCGCCGCAAGCGTGCCATAGGCCGACGCATCGACCACGCCGGGGGCCAGCAGCGACCCGGGGGCGACCGCCAGCGCAAGCCCGCTGCCCGGCGTGCAGGCAAAGCCGCTGGCCGAAACCGTGGCCCAGCCATAGGCCATGGCCGCAAGCTGGCCCAGCCCCACATACGCATTGCGCTGGGCGTTCAACTGGTCACTGTCCAGCGGGATCTGTGCCGGGTAGACGATCTGTCTGTCCATTATCCAAGGTTCTCCACGTCCTGAACCCATGCGATGGTGCCTGCGGGCATCACATCGGCAATGCGGTCCAGTGTCTGCGTTGCGGGCGGGTTCGTGTCGCCGGTCGGCAACTGGGCAAAGAGCTGGAAGGGCGCGCCGCGCGAGCCGTAGCGCAGGGCGGCGACGCCATAGCCGTAACCGCCGCCAGTGGCGGGACTGGCAAGGCTGCCCAGTCCCTTGCAGTCGCCAGCGTTGCGCGGTTCGATCACGCGCCCTGCGCTGCCCACCTGGTCGGCGATCACGTCCACCACGTCGGGCCGGGTGCCCAGTGAGGGAAACAGCGCTTCCTCGATCCGGGCGCGAAAGGCGTCGTCACTCTCGCCGGGGTTGCGGGTCAGCAGCGTGCCGAAGAAGTCGGCTGCGAACATGTCCGGGAACGCGCCACCCATGGTCGCAAGCCGCGTCTGGTCCGCCGTTCCCGCCAGCATGGCCCATATCCACGCGAATACGCTGCCGTAACCCTGTAACAGCGCGTTCAGCACCGGGGCCTGTTCCGCCTCGCCTGTAGCCGGTGGCGCTGGAAACCACCCCGTCGGCAGCAATTTGCGGATGCGCAGGGCAAAGCCGTTCTGTGTCACGTCAGCCAAAGGACACCGTCCCCGCACGGTAGGCCGTGCCGGTAATGGCGGGCAGGTCCACCGTGCCGCCAGCCAGTGTCACGCCGGTCACGTTGGTCACCGACGTGCTGGAGGCATACGCGATCTGGATCAGGCGCGAGTAACTGGCCGCCGCCCCGATGGCGAGGCCATTCAGATACGTCGCGATATTGGTGCTGATCGTGGCCTCGATCGTGGCGAGGTTGCCGGTGCTGTCCATGCTGACCGTCATGGTCACGGGCGGGCGGACCACAGTGGGCCGCACCACCATGATGGACACCGCCGCCGGGCGTACGGCATCGACGGCCGTATAGACTTCATCAATCACGCTGTCGGACACGTCGCCCGATCCGTCATCGACAAACACCACCACGTTGCCGGGAAGCGTTGCGCCGGACGCGTCCACGTTCTCGACCACCTGGTAGATCAGGTCGGCGGATACATCGGTCACCGCGTTCTCGATCGCGCCGATCGTGGCCTTGGACCGACTGTTGATATAGGCCACGAACCGCGTGCGCAGGGCGGCATCCGTTTCCCCGTCGCTGCCATTGGTCAGGGCTGCGGTGTTGGTAACGGTATCGATGCCAGCAATCGCCGTGCCCAGCAGGCAGATCGCGCCCGCCGCGACATTGCCGGTCGCCCCTGCTGTCTCGCACTGCACCGGCACGGTGATGGACGCCGTGCCCGCAGGCCGGACATAGGCGCTGTCGGCTGCCGACCATGCCGGGTTGGTGCTGTCCGCCACCACATCATAGACCAGGTTCGATGCGGTCTTGACCGTGGCACCCACCGCGATGGTGGCCGACTGGCTGGATGGCGTGAATGATGTCAGGGTAACGGTGCCGGTCGCCGCCGTCCCTGGTTCGCGCGTCAGGCCGAAATCCTGCACGAAACTGTCAGCGTCCGATCCGATGGAGGTCGCAAGCCGCGTGCGCGAGAGGATCTGCAATGCAATGAACTGGAACCAAAGCCCCAGTCCCGCCACGGCTTCAAGCATGGCGCGGCCCGGCGAGCCGACATTCAGGTCCAGCAGCGACGGGCAAGCGCCCTGCGCGCTGGCGACCATGTTGGCCAGCGTGGTCTTGAAAGACTGGAAGGTTATGGCCAAGCGGGCCTCCCATTAAAATAAGGCGGCTCCGGGGAACCGCCTGTCAGGTGCGCAATGTCAGTTCCTGCACCGTGCCGGTCGCGGCGTCGGTGTAGCCTATGGCCAGCAGGTAGGCCCCGGTTTCCGGGCTGGTGATGGTCACGGTGACGGGCCGGGTCTGGTCCACGCCCGCCTCGGCCTGCATCTGTTGCAGCACAAGGGCGCGGATGCCCGCTTCATCCATCACCGCGCCGACCCGTGCGGGCAGGCCCGCGCCGTAATCGGGCTGCCAGATATAGCCACCCGCATTGGTGCAAAGCCTGCGCAGCAGCGCCTGCCGGGTCTGGTCCGCGCCCGTGACCACGGCAACACCGCCGGTGCCCGACAGGTCAAGGTCACCGCCCATGGTGTGGGACAGCGCGCTCATGACAGTTTCAGCAGGAGCGACAGCTTGTGCCGTTCCAGCATGCCCACGGTTTCGGTCACGCTCATCTCGCCCGCGCTGCAATTGCTGAACGCCCGGTCGGGGTGGATGGCCAGCGCCAGCAGGCTGATGATGCCGCCGGCCTCCACTTCCGCCCCGATGCCATCGAGCATGTCCAGCATGCGCTGCCTGTCCGGGGCCTGTGCCGGGCGCAGGGTCATGACTGTCGCACTCATTGTGGCGCTCCTGTTGACCCGCTGCCGGGCTGCACGCTGCCGTGGGTGTGGCTGTGGCCGGACGTGCCGTTGGCCAGCACGTCTTTCTGGCCGGTTACGGTGCCCTGCGCGGTCATGTCCCTGTCAGTCGTGATCGGGCCGCCGGTGACGGACAGGCCGCTTGCATCCAGCACCATGCCCACGCTGCCGACCTTCCACGCCTTGGTGCCGTTGGTCAGGGTTTCCGTGGCGTTTCCGGCCCCGCTGTAGATTGTGTCCTTGGTGACGTGCCACCATGGCGCGTTATCGGTCGCCTGTCCGGCCGCCGTGCCACCATCTGCGGGCGGCGCGCCGCATCCGGCCACGATCAACAGTTCTCCCGGCTGCGCAGGCTTGCCGGTGGCGGGGGATGCGGGCGGCATGACCACGGCATCATAAACCGGCACGGCGACCACCCCGTGTTCGGCATCCGCCTCCACATGCACGACCAGCACATGCGTGCCGATGTCGGGCGGGCAGGCAATGCGCAGGCTGCCGACCTGCATGGCGGCGCAAGGCAGCCAGCCGCTTTCGATGTTGCTTGGCTGCGTCATGACCTTGACGGCGTGGTTGACCGGGTCCACCGCGCTGACCAGCCCGAAGCGGGGCTGCGCCAGCGTGCCGGCCATGCTGGCTGCGACCATGCGTGTATCAGCCATCCGTTTCCCCTTCCTGCAAGGTGTTGCGCGCGCGCAGGGTGACGTGCTGGGCAAAGCCGCCCTGCCATGAAAAGCTGCTGGTTACGGCGTCCACATCCAGCGTGCCGTCCCATGTCGTGTTCGTGCCGGTCAGGCGCATGAAGTCGCGCGGCGCCAGCGTGATGCAGCCGGGCATGGTGCCGGTTATGGTGCGGGCATGCGCCGTGATCTGGTTGTATTTCTGCCGTGCGATCCGCTTCAGGTCATCCAGTCGCGCGCCGGGCAGGGCAAAGCTGTGCAGCGTGCCCGTGCCGTCGCCGGGCATGGCGCTGCCGCCCCCTGCGGACCAGTAGTACTCAACCCGCGTGCGCTGGCGGCTGTCCCAGCTCATGACATGCACGACAACGCCGCGCCCCACCTGGTAGTCACGGGTGAAATGCAGGCCGTACGCCCCCATGGCGACCGGGCTGCCGGGGCCGGCATCGGCATAGTCCAGCACATGGGTATTGGCGGCGGTGGCCGTGGGATATGGCGCGCAGACAATGGTGGCGCCATCGGCATACAGGTCGCACCCGGCCAGGGTGGCCATGGTGCGGGCCAGGTCGAATGCGGTCTGGAACCGGCTGTGGGTGGCGGCGGATGCGCGCTTGTGTTCCACCTGCCAGAACTGCCCCACCATGGCGTCGGTCATGGTGACATCGGGCGTAAGGCCCGCCGCCGTGACCATGGCGCGCACCACGTCGGCCCCGGTCATGTTCATCCACCCGTCGCGCACCCGCATGTCCAGCAGTTTCGCCAGATAGTCGCGGCACTGCACCTGTACCGATGTCGCGGCGGGGCTGAGTCCGACATGGTCCACGATGCCACGGAACATCGTCACCCACTGCGCGCCATCCCGCGCCGCGTCACGCATCTGCACCGTAATGTCGATATCGGGCAGCGTTGCGCCCTGCCCCGCCGGCTGCAGGTCGAACCACAGCCCGCCCGGGGGAATGCGCGTCCGGTCCACCGCCAGCGTCATGTCCAGCGTATCGGCGCGGCTGTAGCGCGTGCGGGTCAGGGTGAACTGCTCCAGCCCGGTTTCCGCGCGTTCGGCCCCGTTCACCAGCACACGCGCGCGCGGCATGCGCCATACGGGCTGTGTGGACAGGGGGGCGTTCAGGCCCGCGCTCATGACGCTACCCCCGGTACGCCACTGTCCTGCGAGGCGTCAGCATCGGGCAGCAGCAGGCTGACGGGCGTTGCGAACGCCGACAGGTCGGGGTCGTCCATGCCGTTCAGCCGCGCGATGCGCCACCATTGCGCGGCGTCGCCCAACTGCCTTGCCGCCACGTGATACAGGGAAATGTCACTGGCCGTGACCTTGATTGTGGTTGGCATGTCTGGCTCCTGTCACGGCGTGACCAGCGGGCCGTCCTGCGTGCCGCTGGTGGCCGAAAGCGTGTTGGCGTAGGCCCGGTTGACCAGCGCGCCGGACGTGACCGACGCGGTGTGCAACTGCGCGTTCTGGGTCAGGGTGGACAGGCTGGCGGCGTTGGCCGGCGTGATGGATTCAAGGTTCGCGCCACTCAGGCCGATGGCCGTGGTCAGGCCCGCGCCCGATGCTTCCAGCCCCGATATGACGCTGGCGGCGCTGTCGGGCGCGGAGGCCAGGTTGACCCCCGCGCCCGACAGGCCGCCCACCATGCCAAGCTGGTCCTGCACGCCCGCGAA